CATTGCGTGTAACAAGGTTTGTGGTGTTTTGAAACATGGCAACGGCATAAACGGTGCCCAACGGTCAACTTGCATAGTTTCATACAACGTATTCCAACCGCGCAAAACTACCGCCTTGTTTTCTTTGTCTAAGGTTGCTAGCACGTATATTGCGGGCTTGTCAAAATCGCGGGTAAGTAGGCAGCCGTCCGGGCGTGGTGTTGTGCGTACTTCGTAACGGCCTACGTCGTTAGCTTTAGGGTTGTATGGTTCGTAACCCCAATAAAGGTTTAAATGTTTGGCTAACGCAAATTCACCTAACGCGCCTATTTTGTCGGGCAAAGTGTTTTTAAATTCGCCTACAAACCGGTCTTGGTGTTTGTTGCCTTTAGCGTTTTCGTGGCGTAGCGCGGCTACTGCGTATGCGTAGTCTATTTCCGTCGGGCTTAAATAAACAGTCGCCATGGTTAGCCGCCTAAAGCCTCTATTGCTTCGCTAACGGCCTGCCATGCGTCCTGTTGGCCGCTTAAATCTAGGTCTACTGCTAAATGCTTTAGACGTGCAATTAGTTCGGCGTGTTTAGGTTTGTACGGAATATGTGCGGGCCTGCATATTTCGTCTATTAAATCAAATACTGCCATTTGGTGCTTGGCCATTGCGTTTGCTGTTGGGTCTAACATACGTCGGGTTTCCTCACTTAGTCCGTATTCGGGGTAGGGCTGTTCTTGCATTATTTACTTGTAGACCATGGTAGCCAACCGGAGTTACTCCAAATAGCAACCATGGCGCGAGTGTTTATTGTTGGGTCGTATAGGTCGTCACAAGTTTGCAATATGTTTTTAGCTTGTAACCAACCGGTAGGCCAATTGCTGTTAGGTAAGCACCAAAAGCCGTTTATTTGGTAAATGCCAAAACTGCCGCTATTTGGGTCGCTTGCGTTATGTGCGTCGCTTGTGCACCGGCTTTCACGTACTGCCACGCGTAGAGCCGTTTCTAATTCGCTAGGCGGTAATCCCTCGGCTAAGGCCAACGTGGCTACCTCTGTGCAGCTAGTGACCAATGCGGCCAATGTAGTAATAGTTGTGGTTGGCGGCAATGACGCCGGTACAACTTGTGCGGTTTCGGTTGGGGCTTGTGCATTACCGGGGCTAAAAACTAATAAAACGCCAATAATTAGCGCTATTGCGCCTGTGGTTATCTTGTGGGTAATCATTTCGCTACTTCCATTTGGTAAGGGTTTCCCCATGTTCCGGTAGCCGGGCTTTTAAACGCTAGTTGGACGTGAAGCACGTCGTTTGTTTGTGGGTCTCTAAAAATTTGTACCATGGCTTTTTGCCCGGTGGCAAGTGAGGTTATAAAACACTCATAGTTAAAAAACTGGATTTCGTTCATGGTAAATGGCTTTCCGTCGGTATAGAAAACCCTACCCAACCATTGTTACGCGGTTGTGGATACCCCAAACACCGCTTGAAATATGGTTTTTACGGCTTCCGGATTATCTGCCATAGCCGGTGAAAGTTCTATATGCCACCAATCGCCACCGGGCGCACCTGAAACGGTTTTAGTTTCGTACGCTTTCCACGCCTGCCGGTCACAACGCCAAGCACGGCCAAAAGGTTGTGGCCAATAGTCAATAATCATTTGTACACCAAGTTTGTTTGCATTGGCTACCACAACATCTATAAACGCTTTAGAGACCTTGCGGCCCTCTGCTACGCCTTTTGTATCCATCTTGCGGTATGACAAGTCCATAGCGCGCCCTGTTGCGTGTACTGACATTGTGCCGGGCTTTCCTTTAACGTCTCGCTGCCCGAATGTGCCATTATTCCAACAGGCACCGTTAGACCATTTTGCAGCTTGTCGTACCCATTCCTCGGTACCGGCACGTTTACCAGTTGCCGGGCCATCGCTGTTACCTATGTAGTCGCGGGCGCCGGGTACTCCGGGTTGGGCTTTAGCCGACATGGTTAACCCTCTGTTTGGTTGCCGGGTTTGCTTTTAAGGCCATTGGAAGCGACAAGGCCGCTAAGTGTGCCGGTAAGAAAAACAAGCAATGTGCTAAGTAAGTCAATTAGTTGCGCGTCTGTTGGGGCCTGTTCGGTTGGTTGGTCTACAAACAAAATGCCGTAAATAAATGCCATAACGGTAAACGTAAAACACAACGCCATAAGGCGGCCTACGAATACAATTAGTGACGCGTGGTGCTGTTCGGGTGTTTTATTCACAAGAGGCCTTTGTAAAACATTGGTACTCAATGTTTGTTTTAGAAACTGTGCAACCACTACAACCCCAAACTACTACCGCTACAAGTAGCGTGTACCCAATCATATAACGCCATTTCATCACTCAAAAGGCACTACAGGCGGTGCTATAAAATCTTTTGTTGTCGGGTTGTATGTGTATCCAATGCCGGCATAAGTTTTGTTTGGCAAGTTGATAAAAGTTTCAACCCAAACACCGGTATAACGTTCTGGGTTTTCTTCTAAAAATTCACGCGTAACAACGTGTACAGCCGTAACTATGTTGTTGTCGTCTAGTTGTGCGAAATACTGGGGAATACTCATGCTTTGAACCTCACATAAACTACACCGCTTCCGCCTGCACCACCGCTTGCGTTAAAACTTGCACCGCCGCCGCCGCCTTTGTTGGCTGTGCCTGCTGTACCTGTGCCACCTGTACCGCTACCACCTGCACCGCCACCGTCTGACGCTGAACCGCCAGTAGTTCCCGAACCACCACCACCACCGCCTAGACGTGTTGTGTTGGCTGCTTGACCTAAAAACGCTGAAACGTCAAGCCCTGCACCACCGGCACCGCCAGTAGTTCCCGAACCTGCAGCACCTACAGCACCTGCACCACCGCCGCCGCCGCCAAAGGCTTTAGTTACTGTTGCTAATCCACCGTTAAAACCAATACCGCCACCGCTAGCAAATCCAACTTGGCCGACGTCGCAAGCGCCACCACCACTACCACCGTCGTTGCCGCTTACTCCTGTAAGACCCGAAATAATAAAGCCGCCGTTTCCGCCACCGGCAGCCGATAAGGCCGTACCAATGAAAGAGCCGGCGCCGTTATGTCGGTTGGCTTGCCAATTACCTGCACCACCCGCGCCCACGGTTACGGCATAAGTTGCCGCGTTTAAATAAATTGTTTGTGTAACGTATCCGCCTGCACCGCCACCGCCTGCGTGTGCGTTGTTTGAACCGTTACCACCGCCACCGCCACCGGCAATCATGGTTACATCAAATAACCCTGTACGCGAAACCACAAGGTTTGCGTCTGTTGTAAAACTTAAAAGCGTATAATTTATGCCGCTTGCTGTAATGCTTGAACTTGTACCGCCTGTTGCTGCACCATAGGCAGCGCCACCGCTAAAAAAAATAGCAGCACTAGCACTTGTAAAATACAAAGTGCCACCTGCCCACGTGCCTAACGCTAGAGATGATGCTGTAGTAACGGTTGCGGTTCCTGCGGTAATTGTGCAAGTTCCAACGCCAATGTTTTGAATAAAGAGAGTGTCACCGGCAGCAAATAAACCGCTATTTACGGTTATTGTTGTTGCGCCTGCATTTGACATAACGACGCGTGTACCTTTGTCGGCTGCCGCAAGTACATAACTTGCAACCTTGTTACTAACCGTTTGGTTGTAATCGTTAGCCTGTAGCGCGTCCATTTGGGCGGCTGTAAGTATTTGCCCGGCGGTGAAATCTTGAATAGCCATAGTGTCCTTATCCTAAAACATTTGTTGTGTCAATTGTGCCATATGTATTGTCGTCTAAAATAAGTTCGTAAACAATGGTTGTAGGGCTTGTAAACAAACGTACCCTATGCCCGGTAAGAGTTATTTCATGCTCTATGCCCTCTACGCTTAATTCTTGGGCAAGTACCGTGGTAGTCGCGCCGGTAATAAAAGTCTTTTCTATGGTTATTGTGTCCGAAATATCTACTACGGCTACTGTGTCGCGTTGGGCGTCAGTCAATGCGCCAAAGACGGTTTCTACGCTGTTGTAGCGGGCTTCCGGGTATGGGTCTAAAAGGTAGGTTGCTGCGTCGGCTAGTTCTGTGTCGTCTAAAAGGCTGTTTGTAATGCTGTTGGTTTGAATAAAAAACAACGCTTGACTTGCTGCGTTGTCGGCTGTTGCTATGGCTTCGCCAAGGTTTTGTACCAAAGCCCTATTGGTTACCGAATCCGCCTCAAAGGTAATGCCAAGATTATCAAAAGGTATTTCTGTACCGTCGTCGTGGAAATCGGCAACGCTGCCGGAAAGGGTAGTACCCACTCTTGGGGTAAAAGTCAATACCCCGGCGCGTGATACGAAAAGGCGGCCAAATTCGGCAGTTTCATTTATTTGGCTTAAATAATTTAAAACGTTGGTACCGGCCGGCACGGTGTATGCGGCGTCGTGACCTAGGTCTACGGTGCCCGGGTCAATGTTTCTAGCTGCACCGGTTGGGTAATCAACTTCGGGCAGGCTTAAAACGGTTTCTATGCGTTGCCCGGACGTTTCAACACCTACGTTTAGTTCGTCCATGTAGGTTTGGCTAAGCAAATAGAAATTGTCTGAACAGTAAACCGTTACCGTATCTATACCGTCTAGGGCAAAGTTGTAGTCATAGTTAACAATTTTGCCACGATACAAATACTCCGGGTTATTGCTTAAGTCGTAGCGGATTAACTCAACGGCACGTAATGGGGCTAAACCCGGTAGAGCTTCCGGACTGTTGTAAAACGGGCTTGTTTCATCAAACGGGTTGAAAATGCCGTCTACGTCGTTAATGGTAAAAGTCATAGTGCCGGCGCTGAATTGGTCTCCTATGTCTTGGCGGCCTCTGCGTACGTTTATTTGGGTTGTGCTATCCGTAACGTCTGCAAAGTCGGTTGTAGGCCCCAACGGATATACACCGTCTAAAAGGCCTTTTACGTCGCTATCCAATTGAAAACTACCTACGTCGTAGCCTGTGTCAATTAGTAGGGAATAGTTGCCGGCTTGGACAATTGCGCTACCGGGCATTAGTACCTACCTGATATTGGCAAATCTAACGGGCCGTTTTGGCGGGCAAAAGCGCGTAGGCCGTCGTTGGTTACGCGTCCTATTTCGGCGCTAGTTGCCATACCGCCACTTACGTTTACGGTGTAGGTGTTTCCGCCTCGGGCGGCTTTAGCTTCAGAAACGCTAGCAATGCTAGCCTTAGTTGGTGCAGGTGTAGCAATAGGTTGGCCTGCGGTTATTTTGGTAAATGAAATGTCTGTTTGTGCTTGCTCTAACAAGTTTTCTAAGCGCTTAGTTGTAAGGTTCGGGTTTTGTAAAATCTTTTCGTACTTGGCTAAAACGCTTTCAAGTCCGGCTACTAGCGCTGTGCCTTGGTCTACACCCGCTTGGTAAAAACGGCTTGCGCTATTTAGGCCTAGTTTGTCTGCTACCTCTTGCACGGTGGAAACAAGGGCATTAACGCCGTTAGGGCCTGTAATTGCTTCCTGCCCGCCTGCTACTAGTTCGGCTGCAATAGCGGCGCCCGCTTCCGCGCCTGCGTTAAGTACTTCGCTAAGAGCTTGTTCACTAAGGCCGCGCTGTAGCAATAAATCCACGTTGGTTGCGTACTGTTTTACCCCGGCTACTTGGTCGCGCAATCCGGCTAGGAAACCGCCGCCAGTTTCTACGCCTGCTTCTTTAGCGTCGGCAAAACTAAAACCCTCTTTAATTCCGTCGGCAACACTTTTGCCAAAATCTGTAAACGCGTCTTGTGCGTCTTTCAATTGGTCTTTAGCGTCGTCTAAAGCGTCTGCCAATTTGTCTTTAATGACGTCGTATAGTTCGCTAACTTTTTTAGAGGCGCCACCTATTTTGTCGTCTAATCCTGCAGCCTCTTTTTTAGCTGCACCGGTTGCGTCGGCTAAACGCATGGTTTGTTGGGCGCTGTATTTTAAGTTTTCGTTATAGGCGCCTATTGTTTTTTCGTCGGTAAAGGCTTCGCGTAATTTTCCAATTCCATACCAAATTTGGCTTAGAGGATTGGACATATTCTTTAAAACGCCAATAAAGCCGGTTAACTCATTACCGCTATTTTTTACCGGTGTTGGTAGTTTTTCAAAAGCCTGCGCCAAAAACGTTACATTTTGTGTAGCAACTTTCGCTTGTTCTAAAAATGCGGCACCAAACTTGGCTTGTAAGTTTTGAAACGTTGCCGACAATGTACGGGTGCTGTTGGCTAGGCCGTCGCTTGTGCGCATAAAGTCGCCTTGCGCGTCGCCTGTTTGTTTATAAATTGCGGCTTGTGCGGCCAAAATCTTTTGCTGTGCTGTTAACGCGCCTTTGCCGTCATAAATTTCTAAGGTCATTGCCTCTTGCTTTAGGGTTGCGTCATTAAGCAAAACACCAAAACGGCGCAAAGGTTCAGCCTCGCCACGCAATGCGGCGCCAATAGCTTGTACGGCTTCCTCGGGTGAGGTGTTGTTAAACGACGCTAGGTCAGTAGCAAGGGTTGTAAAATCGTTGCTAAATGTTGCTAAATCTACGCCGGATAAACCTGCAGCTTTACCAAACGTACCGAAAGCACCGGCAGCGTTTAAAACGGCTTGTTCAGATTGGCCCAATTCTTTGGCGGCGGTACGCGCGAACCGTTCTACGTCTTTGGCACCACGGCCAAATATAACGTTTACTTTGCTTAGGCTCTCTTCCATATTGGAAGCGGCTGTAATAGCCGGGCCTATAACGCTTTTAACGGTGCCAATTGCAAGACTAAAACCGCCTACAGCGCCGGCAACAGTCTTGGCGCTAGTGCCAAACGCTTTAAGTTGTTTGTCGGCTGCCTGTACCCCGGTATTAACAAACGAGGTAATAATAGGTATGTTAATTGCCATTATTTGTACCTCTGTTTAAGTTGCTTATTTGTCTTTGCTTCTACGTTTGCAATAACTAATTGTACTTCAGCTTGCACGGCAGGCTTGTTTTTCTCTACTGCCTTGTCAATAACGCGAGGCTGTTCACCGCCACCGGAAACGTTAAGGTTTGCGACAAATCGTCCGGCTGTATGTCGTCCGGCATGGTCATAGATAGCGCCGGCTGCGTCGCGCTGTTGGACAGTCATTAGGCGATATGGTTTCGCGCCAAACGGTATTTGCTCTGTATGGGTTGCTACGCCGTCTGTAAAGCGCGTGAAATCTACGTACCTTTCCTTGGTGGCACGTGAACCAACTTTTACGTTAAAACCTTTATTTACGGTTGCTGTATTCCATTTAATTTCACGTCCTTTTATTAGGTTGCCACGGTTCATGCCGGATAGCGGGGCGCCTTTAACTCCGCTAATGGTTGTAATCATGCTGCGGGCTTCCGTTACCATGACGTCACCGGCGCGCTTAATTTGTTTAGTTACTTGACGCCTATAGGTTGGGTCTATTTTGTGCAATAGCGCCAAGGTCTCTTGAATACCTTTAATTTCTAGGTTTGCTTGCGCCATTGGTTTACCTTTTGTTTCGTTCTCCCAAAACTTTAGCCACCGTCGCTAAATCTTGTGTGTCAAACGTAGCGCTATACCAATGCGGCGCCCACCCTGTTGCTATTAACAGTTCGGCTAGTTGCCGTCGGTAGGTACCGCTTGGGTAGGGTTTGGGGCCTCTTGCGCGGTTACTTCAATGTTTGTTACCTGTTTGCAAAACGTGTCAAATTCGGACGGTACAACAATTTTGCTTTGCTTGCTTGCTTCCCATGCTAGGTATAGCAAATCCTCTACACCAATGCCGTTAGCCATGTCGGCAGCTTTGCGTTTAAATCGTCGTTCCCATAGCACAATGGTAAAGAGGTTGCTACTTACTTGGTATGTGCCCTCATGGTTGGTTACTTCAAGGGTTAATTGCATTAGTGCCTACTTTCGTGTCGGGCCGATTAGTTCGGCGCTATTTATGCGTTGTGTCTACGCTGTAAACGCCACCAACAAAGGTTACGTCTACGGTTGACAATTCGCCAAGGGTTGCGTTTACTACTGGCAATTCGGTGAGGTAGCAACCGGTGAGAGTAAAGCCCGGGTTAGTTGCGCTTTCGCTTCCGGCTGCAGGCTTAACTACAAGCGTTGTGGTTTCGCCAACATAAAGCGAAAGTGTCGCCCATGTCTCGGCGGCTGCATATGAATTGTAGAGAGTTAGGGTTACTTCGTGGTTGCCCAAACCTGCTTGGTAGGTACGTGCGGTTTTACCAAACGTGGTGTTTTCAAGTTGGTCGTAACGCTGCGTAACTACTGCGGCGGTGCATTGGTCGGTAAGGTCTACTACCGGGCTTCCAATGGATACGACTGGGTTTGAGAGATAAGTTGAAGTTGCCATTTTGTTTTACTCCTCTAGTGTTGCTTTCTTATTTTTAGCACTTTTTTTGGGTGCTGTTGTGGATACTTCGTCGTCGGTCTGTTCTATGAAACCTAACGCAATGAGGGCGGCAAGTTTGTCGGTTGGTTGCGGCTTGTATTCGGTGCCAACTAGGCCTATACGTGGGCTTTTAATAATGTACATAGGCACCTAACTTGTTTGGGCTTGCATTTCTATAGTTAAATCATAGGCGGCCATTTCGCTACCGCCGATTATGGCAATGGTTGGGCGGCCGTCTGTTACAGCTACGTTTTTAGCCAACACTTTGGCGGCCATGTTCATAAGGCTGCGTTGGGCGTCCAAGTTGCCCGGGCCAAGGGTAATGAGGCGTACCGGGAAAGTTAATTTAACTATGTTGTAGTTCCATGCCACAAACGACGGGGCGTCAATAAAAGCACAAGGCGGCACAAGGTTACGCGGGTCGTTTACTACCTGTAGCCCTGTAATGGTCTGTAACGTGGTTGTAAGGTCGTCTAAGGCCTTGTTAAATAGGTCGGTGTATGCAACAGGCACTACGCAACCGCCGGCCTATCTACGCCTAATAGTTGTTTAATCATTGGGCTAAGACCCATAGACCCACCGGCGGCCAACCCGTCAAAACTTGCAAAATCTGTTACTGACCCACGTTGCCTATACAAAAAACCGGCATAGGCAATAGTGCCAAGTAGTACCGACGGGTTAGGTACGGTGCTTAGACTTTCGTTGCGGTACCCTGCCTCGGCTCTACGCCTATACGCAAATTCGTTGGCAGCTTGACGGCATTGGGTTATAAATGTTTGGTCTGACGCGGTGGCCGTTCCTATTCCTAACCAATCTTCTACCTGTGCGTCGGTTGTTACCCACGTGCATTGTGGGGTAGTTGTCAACGTGCCTGTAGCTGCGACAATGTTTACGTTTGCAGCCGTTTTAGCAAATAACACTTGGTTTGCTATTGGGGCTTCAATGTCGTAATGCAAGAAACCTTGTTCGTCTACGCCGGTGTAGTAATACTGTGGCAACTCACGCACCGTATAAGTACCGTTAAAGGTCGCGTCAACACCCGCAATAGTTACGGACTGACCAACCTCTAAAGGGTCTGCGTTAGTTAGTAGTACTACAACCGCGTAGTTATCGGTTAAATACTTTTGTGTGACCGAATAGACGGCCATAAAGGCCTACCTTTCGGTTATCAGACGAATTTTACAAACTTGGTTGCGTCTGCCATAAAGCCGGCAGCGTAACCACGGAAAGCAATCGTACGGCCCATAGTTGCAGGTACCTCAACGCTAATAGCGCCCTTTTGCTGTTCGTAGAATTCAAAGCCTGCGGCAGGGCCTGCAGCGTGACCCATGAAAGAGCCGGGCGCGTTTTTGTCAACGACCAACACCAACCCAAGAGGGTTGCCGTTCCATGAAGTAGCGGCGGAGTTACCTGCGGCGTTTTGGCCCATAAGGTTAGGTGCACCCGTGTACGGGAATACCGGACGGTTTTGGTCGTCTGTGGACGACGCAAGAGCTTGCCAACTGGCAGGCGTGACAACCATGTGGGTAGGCAAGTAGTTAGAGGTTTCCGAAATTTGGCGTGCACCGTCGTAAATTGCTGCTACCCAATCGGCACCTACTGCGGTGTCGGTTACGGTTGCGGTTTGAACAATTGCGGAGTGGCAAAGGTCTACGGCGTAGTTGTCGGTTGCTTGTCCGTATGCGATAGCCAACTGATTAAGAATAATGTCAATTGACGACGGGTCGCTCCAATCAAGGTCTTGTTCGGAGACGGTGACATATGTACCGAAACTTAGTTTAGAAATATCGGAGTTGCTAACGACGACGGTTGAAGCGTTAAGCGGGTCAAACTGTGCTGCCTGCTGTGTTACTACCGGGCGGGTCGTAATCTTTGGACGGCGGAAAGTTGCGCCTGCGGTTGG